CAAGTGGCTCTTACCAAACAACTCAAATGCAGAATGATAGTTCTGAAAATTCTGCTCCAACAGAAACTGTTGTCTCTCCTAGTCCAACAGATGTTACAACCAGAACACCTTCGCCTACTTTATCGACAGCATCAAGGCGTGCTTTGATAGCAGGAACTGGTGGTGGTGCTGCTAGAAGAAATCTTCTATGAAACTTGATTACAAGCCCCCAGGGGCTGTTGCCAAAGCTTTTATGAAAGATGGGTCTTTTGTTCGTGGTATAAGAGGGCCAGTTGGTAGTGGCAAGTCAGTTGCTTGTTGCATGGAGATAATGCGAAAAGCCGTAAGCCAAAAGCCAAATGAGCAGAATGTAAGAAAGAGCCGTTGGGCAGTTATAAGAAACACAAATCCTCAGTTAAAGACCACAACCATCAAGACTTGGAGAGATTGGTTTGATGATGATCTAGGTAGATTTGTTTGGTCACCTCCTTATACTCATAATATTTGTTTTGCTTTAGGCGATAAGACAACTGTTGAGTTGGAAGTCATATTTTTAGCTTTGGATAAAACCGAGGATGTAAAAAAGCTTTTGTCATTGGAATTGACTGGTGTTTGGGTAAATGAAGCAAGGGAAATCAATAAAAGCATAATAGATGCCTGTACAATGAGGGTTGGCAGATATCCTTCTATGAGAGAAGGTGGGCCAACTTGGTATGGTGTTATTATGGATACAAATGCTCCATCTGAAGATCATTGGTGGGGTATTGTTGCAGGAGAAGTTCCTGTTCCAGAATATATGTCTCAAGAAGAAAAGTTATTAATGGTAAAACCTGATGATTGGAATTTTTTCTCACAACCATCAGCTATGTTTGAAGATAAAGATGCTCATGGTAACTTGGCAGGATACAAGCCTAACCTAAAGTCAGAGAACAGAGATAACTTACAAGAAAGCTATTATGATAAAATTATATTAGGTAAATCACCCAGTTGGGTAAAAGTATATGTATTAAATGAATACCAAGCTTTATTAGATGGTAAACCAGTTTATCCTACATTTAGACGTGATACTCATGTATCTAAAGACCCATTAGAACCTTTAGATCAGAGTGATGTGATTGTTGGCATAGATTTTGGTCGATCCCCTTCTGCTGTCTTTTGCCAACAGTTACATTCTGGTAAATGGATTGTTTTCCATGAAATTATTGGTAAAGATATGGGTGCTGTAAGATTTGCAGATATTTTAAAAAGGGAAATATCCAAGAATCAATGGGATAATTTTACATTTAAATTTATTGGTGACCCAGCAGGGAATCAAATGGCACAAGTATCTGAGCATACACCATTTATGATGTTAAGAGCAGCAGGTATATCAGCTTATCCTGCACCTACTAATGATATATCTGTTAGAGTAGAAGCTGTTGAGTCTGTTATCAATAGAATGACTGATGGACAACCATCTTTGACAATTAGCCCTACTTGTACTAGTTTGATATCAGGATTTGAAGGTGGGTATCAATATAAACGTATGTATTACATGGGTAATGAGAGATATGAGGAAAAGCCTGATAAAAACAGGTTCTCACACTGCCATGATGCACTTCAATATGCCTTTTTAGGTGGTGGTGAGGGTAGAAAAGTGGTTCTTGGGCCAAAAACACCTAACACCCCCACTACTGTTGAGAGGGTAAGTAATCCATTTGCACGTTTAAAAAGACGTAACAGCCGTTTTGGGAGACAAAGAGCTATATGAAATGGATAATATGCTTCTGTGAAAGTAAAAATATAGGTATTTGGAAGTATTTTACCAAACATCGCATTGGCTTTTCTCATGTTTATGCAGTTAATTACGATGTTGAGTTAGATATTTGGCGAAAAATAGAATTTACTACAAGTGGTTTTAATTTAGAAACCTTAAAAGATGATAAAGCCACCCAATTAGTGCTTGAAATGCACATGAGCAACAAATGTATTGAATTTGAGGTAGATCAAAAGCCTATTTACATGCCAAGACTCTTATATTGCGTAAGTTTTATAAAACATATCTGTAATATTCGTAAATTTTGGATTTTGACACCTTATCAGTTGTATTGTGAATTGCTTAAACGAAAAGGTTCAATCATTTTTGAAGCTAAAGAATTATTGGAGACATCTCATGGGTAGTATGTTTAAAACACCTAAAGTTGCACCTGATCCAGAATTGCAAGCTAAAAAAGCTGAACAAGAACGTATAAATAAACAAGAAGCCGAAAGGCAAGAGTTTGAACGTACTGAAAGAATAAGAAAAATAGGCTCTAACAAATTTGGCTCAAGGTCTTTACAAAGTTCAGAGCTTGAAGACTTTACTGGATATAGACGTAAAATGATGGGAGGGAATCGTAATGCGTAGTGACACTGGTGGTGACGCAAGTCCTACTCCTTCAGATATGTCAGGAGATAGAGAAGAATACCAAAAGGTAATGAGCAGATACAAGAAAGCCAAAGGCAAATGGCAGAATTGGTCTGATATTTGGGAAGAAATATATGATTATGTTTTGCCACATAGAGAAAGCTTTTTTGGTGAGTTTGCAGGACAAAGACGTACAGAAAATATATATGACGAAACGGCAGTAACTGGTCTCCCCCGATTTGCCTCAAGACTACAGCTTGGCTTTTTTCCTCCAAATGGTCGAGCATTTAAGTTAGCTCCTGGGCCTGAATACCCAGCAGATCAAATCTCTACGCAGTTGCTAAAAGATCTTGATGACATCACGGAAGTTTTGCATGAAGGATTAAGGAATAGTAACTTTAATTCTGAGTTCCATGAAGGTCTTCAAGATTTGGGTATTGGTACCATGAATATGCTAGTTGAATCAGGTCGTTTTGTTGGCGATCTCCATTTTACTGCCGTACCACCTTCTAATGTTGCCTTGTTATCAGGTGCAATGGATCAAGTAACTGATTGGTTTAGATGGAACAATGAGTGTGACATTACAGATGTAAAGCATCGTTATCCATATGCTAAGTATAGCAAAGAAATGGAGCTTGCACAGAAAAGAGATCCTAGAAGAAAAACTAGAATCATCGAAGCTACAATGTATGATAGCGATGACCAGTTCAAAGATGAGTATACCTACTATCTAATATCCGAAACTGATAAGCATATAATGTACAAGAAAAAGCTTATTGGTCGTGGTTCATTGCCTTGGCTTACAACACGTTGGTCAAAGTCTGGTATGGAAGTTTGGGGTAGAGGGCCAATATTACAAGCTATGCCTGCAATCAAAACATTAAATCTAACTGTTCAGCTTATATTAGAAAATGCTGAAATGGCTATAGGTGGTGCTTATGTTTATGATGATGATGGTGTATTTAACCCTGATAACATTACTATACAGCCTGGAACTTTTATCCCTAGAAGTCCTGGGAGTTCTCTTGAGTCTTTACAAAGCCCTGCAAGGTTTGATGTTGGCCAACTAATATTAGAGGATATGCGAAGAAATGTCAGGAAGGCTTTATTTATTGATGAACTTGATTCAAGACCAAATGCAAAAACACCACTATCAGCAACGGAAGTATCAGAAAGGCTTGCTGACGTGGCAAGAGATATGGGAGCAGTCGCAGGAAGGATGCAGAAAGAGTTCTTACATCCATTGGTTGAAAGAATTGTTGCCATCTATCAAGAACAAGGTGTGCTTGATATACCAAAGGTTGATGGTAGAGAAATAAGAATTGTTCCAGTATCTCCATTATTAAGGGCACAAGACCAACAAGATGTAGCTGATTTTGTTAGATTTCAGCAAACAGTTGCAGGAACATTTGGCCCAGAGATAACACCAGCATTGTATAATCAAGAAAAAGTTATTAAATATTTAGCATCAAAGTTTGGTGTTAAAGAAGAGCTTCTTGCTAATAGACAGGAAGTTCAAGGGAACATTGACATGGCTATGCAGTTAATGCAACAACAAGGGATGGGTCAATGACAAAGGAGAAGATTAATGCATCGGTTGATGGTAGATCGTACACTACTGAAGTTGAAAATGATCTTAATAATAAAGCCTATGCTTTATTTGGTTCAGGTATTGGAAAGCAGTTCTTACAGTATTTGGAAAACATCACAACGAATAACATTCATGGCCCAGGAGTGGCAATCGAAAACCTTGCACACTTTGAAGGACAAAGATGGTTAGTAGCATTGATAAAACATAGGACTGAAATGGGAAGGAAAAATG